TTTATGACATGAATGACCCTTATGTAGCTAAGTACAGACTTAACATGGACCAAGATAAACTTGCAGATGTTATTCTAGCTATAGATGAGCGTATTGACATGATGGACAGTGAGAAAGTCACAGGGGAAGTTATAACACCTGAACCTAAATTGTCACTTGAAGAAAGGTACGATAATCGATGAAAGCTGAAATTAAAGAGCTACGTGAGTCTTTCCGGGTAGGGTACGAAGCGTATGAGCCATCACGTAAAGAAGCTAATGAAGCGTGGGACTTATACCATAACCGTCACTACACTGATGAGCAGCTATCTATATTAGCTAACCGTGGGCAACCTGCAGAGACATTTAACGTAGTTAAACTATTTGCTCGTATGCTAGTAGGTTACTACTCTACTATAGTTAATACTGTAGTTATTAGTCCTACTAACCCACGTGACATCGATGTTGCAAGCATACTTAACGACACAGTAGAAAATGTGTTCGTAGAGAATCGCTTTGACATCGAAGGTGACACTATTAAGTTAGGTGGGATGATTTCTGGCTTGCTTTGTGCTTACACCAGTGTTATTGACTCAGGTCAGCGCGACTCTTTTGGTCGTCCAATTAACAAAGTAGTTACTCACCACGTGCCAGATTCTGAATTAGTTCTGGACCCGATGAGCACTATGGATGACTACTCAGACGCCAGATTCTTACACCGCTTTAAGTGGTTAACTAAAGAGACTGTTAACAAGCAGTTTGGTAAAGGCGCTAGTGATAAACTAGATGCTTATTATAACCACTTAAACATCGATGAAGCCGACTTTGACTTTAACTATGGTAGTCCTTTCACTGGCAGCTATCGAGTATTTGATAACTACTTAGTTGTGCATTCGGTAGTGGAAGAAGAAGATGGTAAAAGCTATTCTTGCTTCTGGTCTGGTGAGCACATGCTTCAGAAGCGTGAAATTACGTTCCAGAAAGCTAGATGGCCATATCGTGTTCAACGCTTACACAGCTCTGACCGTACTGAGTACTACGGTATCTTCCGTGAGATATTAGAGTCACAACGTGCGTTAAACCAGGCAGTATTAACTATACAGCTTATGGTTAACTCAGAAAAAGCTTTCGTGGAGAAAGGCGCTGTAGATAACATAAATGACTTTACAGCTGCATTTAACCGTGTTAACGCTGTTATTGAAGTTACTAAGTTATCAGGTGTTAAGTTAGAGAAACTTTCTAGAGAGATTCAAGAGCAGTACATAATCATTGACCGTGCGCTAGACCGCATACAACGTGTGTTAGGTATTAACGATAGTTTCTTAGGTATGGCTTTCGCATCAGACAGTGGCCGCAAGGTTAAGCTCCAACAGAATGCGACTATTATGTCTTTACGCTACATGACAGCTCGCATTGAGAGCTTTTATGTTAGTTTAGGACACGATATAGCTAACTTAGTTCAACAGTATTATCAAGCTAATCAGATGCTTATGCTAGCTGATGAAGTTGTTGGTGCGCGTTGGATTGAGCTACATAAGCCTATGATGGAGTTTACTGGACAGTATTCACCAGATGGTCAGCCTGTAATGCAGCCTATTCTACTTCCAATGACTAATCCAGCCGACGGTGAGATTATGGAAGACGAAGAAGGCAACATTATATTAGCTCCAGTCTCTGAAGAAGGTTCTGACTTTAGCTTTATGGACTTCCAAATCAGAGTAGAGTCTAACTCATACAATGACGAAGATGAAAAATCTCAGTTGCTACTTGAGACTGTCATGTCTGGCCAGATTGGTACAATGTTATCACAAGTTAATCCAGCTGGCTTCTTCCAGACTGCAGCACTAAGTATTAAGAGCACTAAAACTAAGTACTCACCAGATATTGCTTCGGTGCTTGAACAGACTGCACAAATGTTAAGTGGCAACCCTGAAGCCCAGGGTGAAGCTTCCATGATGGCACAAGGTGGTTCTGGTGGACAGTCACCAAAAAGTAAGTCATTGAAACTACCACAAAATACTAATGAAGGTGTTGCATAATGGGTATCGAATCAGTATTAAAAGCAGGCATTAAGTCTTTACCTGATAGCACAAAAGTTAAAGGTCAGCAGCTTCCTAACGCCCTTAAAAAGATGGGTGTTAAGGATGAAGAACTTAAGTTCTCAGGTATAGAGATACAGCCTGATAAGTCTTACACAAAAGCAGATTTAGAAGAGCTAGAAGCCGGCCGTAAAGATAAATTTGGTAAAGAAACTAAACAAGGTGGCGACACAAGCTACTCTTGGGTTAGTTTAGAGCCTGGCGTATCTAACCCTACGTACAAAGAAAATGTGTATACTATGGCAGATAAAGGCGTAGAAGGTTCACGTTACACTTCTTCACACTTTCCTGACGTGCCAAACTACTTAATGCACACTCGTACTTATGATGACACAGTAGACGGTACACCTACACGTGTACTACAAGAAATACAGTCTGATTTACACCAGGAAGGTCGAGCACAAGGCTATGACATGAATTTGCCTAAGCCTAGTGAAGCTGATAAAGCTGAAGCTATCCGGTTAGCTCCGTTAGAGGAACTAGATGAGATAACATCAAAAAAAGACTTCGCTAAGTTAGATGACTTATTAGACCGCTTTGGTTATACACAGGAACGCATGGAAGAACTGGACATCCCTATTTACGAAGCTCTTGCCGATATTGGTAGAGGTATCACTGCTAGCTCCTCTAATGTCCCTACATCGCCATATGAGAAGTCATGGTTAGCTAAAGGTATTGAACGCGAGCTTGATAGCGCTATTGAAGATGGTCGTCAACAATTAGCTATACCAATTAGCGGTGAAGGTATTGATAATCTTAAGCGTGCTGACGGTGTGCAAAAGTGGTACGAAGGTAATGTTGTTAACACTGCTAAGAAGATAGCTAAGCAAAACGGCATGGACTTTGAAGTTAAAACAGTCGGTGCGAAGAAAGTAGACCTTGAAGAGTTCGGACAAATTGTACGAGACTACCGTGGTAACTTAGATAACGGTGTCCCTGCTATTAGCGCGTACGATGGGTCTATGCGTGAGCTAGACAACTTAGGACTAAGCGAAGGTGAGGCAGCTGCTTTCTTGGAAGGCGTTCGTGCCAACCAGACCTTAGCAGAGTTAGTTAAAGACTTCGAAGGTAGGCTAGGTGGTGGCACTCAGTATGCGGTTATCAAACCTAAAGGTGAACGCGTACCTATGCTGACGCCTGAAGAGTTCGAAGAGCTTGAAACGTTTAAAGCCAGCCTAGACCTTAAGTCTGAAGCAGCTAAGGCTAGGGTAAAGGACATAGAAGAGTACATAGCTGCAGGCAAATTTAAAGCAGAGCGTCCTAACCTAAAGCTTTACTCTAGTCCTGCCGCTGCTGTGGCTGCTGGTTATGCTTCTTACCAGGCAGGCGGTACGGATGATGACGTTCGTGTTGAGCTTGGTGAAGCTGGTTATGACAATGACGAGATTGATGAGATTATAGGCGATGCTAAGTTTGCTTATGAAGCAGTTACAGTTTATGGTGACCCTGAAGAAGAAGTTATGGCTTTCTTTAAAGGTAAAGAAACAGAGATTGCTGATGTTAAGTCTGTACCAATTGACCAACCTGTTGAGAAGTCTTTCTGGGAACGTGCTGCTGATACTTTAGTTGCATCAGGCTATGACGCTTATGAAGTGTCGCAAGATAAAAGCATCGTAGGTACTCCTACAGCTAAACGACTAGCTTATGGCACTGTTGTTAACGATGAAGGTGTAACTGCTGAGCAATTAGTTACAAGCCTACAAGTAATTCAACCTAACATGAGTTCTATAACTACTCGTGCTAGCGGTTACTTTGGTAATGAAACGGCCTTTAAGAAAGCCGAAGCTGCATCTAAAGCAGCTGCGCAGAAGATTGTTAACTTAGCCCAAGAGAAAGGTATAACTATAGCCTTCCAGCCTAACCTTGAACCTGATGGAATGGACCAGTTAATGCCGGACAGAGGTGGTCACTGGTTTGTGCAGATGCCTGATGGTACTGCTAAACCGCTAGACTTTGGTTTCTGGGAAAGCATTAAAGCTGAGAGTGGTGAAATAACCTTAGGTATTGGCGGTGCGGTAGCAGGAGCTAAAGCTGCAGCTAAAGTAACTAAGAATCCATGGTTAGTAGGTGCCGGCTCAGTAGCGGGTGCAATGTTTGGAGCAGTTGCTGGTACTGAGATAGATTACTTGCGTGAGTCTATAGCGCTACATGAAGAGATGGAAGCTGGTATTGCTGCGCATAAAGCGTTGACTGCCGCTGAAGCTTCTGTAATTGGTGACCTGGTTGCTTATCCTTTAGTTAAAGGTTCAAAAGAGATATGGAATGGTGTTAAGTCTGCTAAAGACTTTATCCTCGACGGTAACACTCAAGGTGCTCATAGGGCGCTAAAAGAAACTATGTTCATGTCTGACTCAGAAGTGGCGGATATTACTATAGGACTAGAAAGAGCTACTAAGGGTGCTCCTGCGGTTAAGCCACTAGAAGCTAATATACGCGCTGTTGCTTTAACACAACCTGGTGGTGAAGCCATTGTAAAGGCTGCTGCTAGCATTGACCCACAAGCGAGTGCTGCAGTGGCTAAGTCCATTGATACACGTGCTAAAGATGTGTTAGAAACTACAGCTAGCTTAACTAATGAAAATGTTGGTCGTGTATTAGTTGCAGACTTAAGTAATTACACTAGCGCAGTTAGACAGCAATATGGAGATGTTAAAGACCTGGTAGCGAAATCACCACGCATTAATGACTTTGCTTGGGATTATGAGAAGTTAGCTATAAAACCTGTGCTAGAGACGCTACGTAATAACATAATGGACCCTGCAGTACTTGAGCGCTTTAAGCTACAGCAACAAGCAATTAATAATATGTCTGATAGCCGTACGCTTACAGACTTAATAGAGCTGCGACAATTAGTTAATGACTTTAGATTTAACAAGCGTATCACTAAGTCTAAAGACTTTGACGCGTTAAATAAAGTGATTGCTAACGTCGATGGCGCTATAAAAGTTGGCGCTGAAGCTGTTATGGAACAACCTAAAGAATGGTTAGCTTCATTTGCTAAGGCTAAAGCGGATTATGCTAAGATGAAACAACTAGAAAAGAATGTTATATACAGAGCGCTTAATAGACCTGGTTTAACAGAAAAATCTGTAGCTCAGGCACTTACTAAGTACATAACGTCGTTAGATGGTAGTTTCCAGGATGTTATGACCCAGTTACCACTTAAGAGCCGTGAGATTGCTGAAGGTTCAGTAATTAACACGCTAGCTGAGAAGTTTGCAGCTGGTACTGAAGGTGGACAGCGCGCTATGCACTTTCCTTTATTAGCTAAAGAGCTAGATAAAGTTACTTTTACCACTAAAGAAGCTCGTCAAGCTAAAATAGCAATTAAAGATATGGCAGAAGTATTTAAGAATGAGATACCGTTATCACAGTCAACAGGTAACATTCAAATACCACACTTCCAAAGCTACTTGACAGCTGACCCGGTAGTGCGCGCTAAGTTTGAGATTGCTTCTGGCATGTTCAACTATATTAAGCGACTAGCTCCAACAGCGTCACAACGTAATATGGCATTAGTTACTAAAACAGCTAAGCTAATAGAGCAACCATTAAATGCTAAAGCAATGCGTGAAGTAATGTCTGAAGTGTCAGACCCTATACTGCTTAAGCAGATTACAGATATGCAACAAGCTGCAGCACAAGCTAAAGCAGCAGGTGACGTTGGCTCAGCTAAGATAACATTGTACGGTGATGGCCAAGTATTAAGCGCGAAAGGTAAAGGTGCAGAAGTTAAAATACCAGTACATCGTATAGCTACATATGACATCCAGAACACTATAGCTAATAAGTATGGTGTAGATATTAATGACAAAGTAGGTATGACAGACGCTTTAATAGCTGAAGGTTATATGGCAGTCCAACAAGGCACAGATAAAGTGCGGAGATTAAAATAATGACAGTACGTAATATCAAGAAGAGCCTTGTTGCTATGGAAGACATCGCTCAAGGCAAAGGTGAGGTAAGCCAGACACGTGCAGGTAGCGCTACAACTGTACACAAAGTAGATGTGCCCTATGCGCTAGATACTACTGTCGAGATGAGCGCCTTGGACGTAACTAAGTATACCAGAGCCCGCGTGTACTCTGATACTGTTAGTTACCTTGACTACATCTACGACGCAGATAGCGAAGAGGGTATCGTATCAGACACAGGCCCTGGAACATGGTTACTAGCAGAAAATGGTAGCCTAACACCAACAGAGTTAATTAGCGATACGTCAATACCTTATATATGCACTGAGGTAGAATACAAGGCATTAACGGTTGAGCTGCCTGTCAGCAAAACAGTTCATCTAACCAATAGAGATGCTGATTTTACTGTTATAAGCGGCACTGGCACTGCTAATGGCCTTGGAATTATTGCAAGTAACGAAGTGTCTCAAAGTATTACACTAAATACCGATAACAGTGCAAAATTGAGCGTAATTAGTTATGGCGGCAAGGCCGAGGTCGGATTTGATAATACACCTGCAAGTAACGCTATGCTAGCAGACCTTGGTTATATTGAGTACCCCGCTGGACGATTAGAACTTCATAGTAGTATAACTGCACGATGCAAAATAAAAGGCGCTATCGGTATAGCTACCGAACTTGCTTGTGTTGGCTCAAACAGTGGAAATTATTTTATAGTGTTTCCTGAGAGCATTCGTGATGTTGTAGTGTCTGGTAATAGCGGAGCTATAAATGGTGTTAACTGGTCGCATAATAATGACGGTAGTTTCGCAGGATGGATGACTGCAAACAATGTGATAGTAAAAACATTCGAAAACATTGCAGCTAATATAGGTGAAGTTTTTGCACTCGCTTGGGATAATGTTAGAATATTACAAAACGGTAAGGTTGGCTCAGGTGCGGCTGTAACAATACAACCTGTAGATGTGGGCGGAGATAGCGGTTACTTTACAACAATATACTGGAATAATGTATACCTTAATCAAAACAATAACGTAGCACTTAATATGTTTCCTTCTAAGAAATCACCGTTACTTATGTGGGATAACGTAGTTATAGAAGAGAATTGCTTGCTTGATGGAGCTAGGCAGGCGTACGTAAGTCGAGCTGACCCTTTCAAGATAAAAAGTTTATACCTAGAAAAGGGTACAGTTCCAGCGCTAGTCTTAGATAACGTGGTGGGTAGCTGCGATAGTGTGTACCTAAACAACAACACAAACGAGGCTATAATTGTAGAGTCTACAACTTGTGACTTCACATTTAGTAACATTAAAACAACAGCAAATGGTAACAACTCAATAACCGCAAACGGTGGATCTTTACATAAACTAGCGTTTACTAACTCTAATGTTAAATTCACTGGCGGTACTCTGCCAAACATTGCTAGATTGGAGTTACAAAGCACAACAGCGGATTCTGTTTATTACCCTAGCTATCTAGGGGGTACTTTGCTTAGGTTGCAAGTGAATGACTCAAGCAAGCTTAGAGCTATTAGAGCTTATAAACTTACTGGCCTTAACCAGACTATATCGGCAGGTGGGAGAGTTTCCCTAGGTCAAATAAATCTAGGCTCTATAATGATAGATACTACTGCTATTGCTAATCTAAAAAGTTTTCAGCCAGATGTTACACTGAGAGTTACTCCTGCAACAACAGGCAGTCAGGGATACTTCAACGTGTTTGCTTATAATAGTTCAGGTTCTCCTATAACATTAGTATCTGATGAATGTTATGTGTCGTTCATGCGGTGGGATTTTACATAAGGTGTTAGTATGTTAGAATTACTAGGAAGCTTATTGGGATTTGGCACTAGCCTTTTCCCTTCTATCATGGCATATTTCCAGGATAGTAAAGACAAGAAACATGAGCTAGCTTTACAAGAAGCTATAGCTAAGATCCAAGTAGAGCAGGAACAAGTCACTGGAGAGATGCACAACCTTGGCATCGAGCTCCAGAATGACTTAGTTAGCACTCAAGTGGCTCATGCTCCAATGGTTATGACCGGCATAGGTTTTATTGACGGTCTTAGAGGTTCTGTGCGACCAGTGTGTACATACTGGTTCATGGCGCTATATTCGTGGGAGAAGTACAACAATCTTACCTGGACAGAGTTTGACCAGGTATTATTAGCTACAGTCCTTAGTTTTTGGTTCGGCGAGAGGTTAGTAAGAAAATATGGCAAGTAAATTACAAGCAACAACTAAAGAGTATACTGGTAATACTACTTTCGCTGCTAGCTCCACAAGATACGGTTTCTGTATGGGTACGTAACACTGGTAATACCTCTAAGATAATTGTATCGGCAGCTAAATTTACTCTACTGAGGTTAGTGTAGTGAAGCACTTAGCTATAATAAAAACATGCGAAGGGTTAAGATTAGCTAAATATCTTTGCCCTGCTGGCGTGTGGACTATAGGATATGGTCACACTGGTCACATTCCTAAGTCTCCTATAATCAAATCTGAGGCTGAAATTTTATTAGCTATAGATTTAGCTTCGGTAGAAAAAATGATGTCCAGATATGTCCGTTTGGAGCTAAATATTAATCAAAAAGGGGCTTTAATAAGTCTGATTTTTAACATTGGTATTGGGAACTTTAGGGCGAGTACTTTAAGGATGAAACTAAATAGAGGAGACCTTGCTGGCGCAGCTGATGAGTTTCCAAAATGGAGAAAGGGAGGTGGTAAGGTCCTCCCTGGTTTAGTTAAGCGTCGCGAGATGGAGAGAGCTCTTTTTCTAACGCCTGTTGAACCTCCTCCAGTGACCACGCCACCAAGGCAATCCCACCCCTCTTTTTTATCTCGGCTATGTTCCATGTTTGTAAGGGGCTAGGCTTACCTGCTCCCCACTTAAGCTCGATGGCAAAGAAATTACCTTTGGGAGTTGACCCAACAATATCTGGTATACCGTTACGGTTACACACTATTGTTTTAAACACCCAAAAGTTATTAGCTTTAAGCCACTTGAGTACTTTGGCTTGTAGCTTACTCTCAGACATCAGTTCTAAAACCTTTAAAGATTGGAAAGCGTGGTTTACCGTACTTAGTTATCTCTTGGTATTTGAACGTGACTTGCTTACCAGGCAGTGAATCCTTAGTCGCCCACAAGGTGCTACGTGTTGCCAGGTCGAAGCCGGAACCAATCTTAAACTCAACCCCACGCCATTGAACAACCAGAGCGCCAAGAATGCCGGCGCCCACCATGCCTTCTTGATGAGAAGACCTCTTAGTTTGTCCAAGTTCTCCGGTGGTTGCCTCGTTAGTGTTCGTTTCCATTTCTTCATAGCCGATTACCTCCGCTTCGTCATCTTCCCATTTCTTTAGTTTTAGTAAGTACCCTTGATTAACAGTAGAACGACCGCGCTTATATGGACCATCTAAAGCTCTTACCATCGCACCTTCATAACCTACAGAGATGCACCAGGTCCAGTACATTTCTAGTGCTTCAGCATCTTCTATTAGCACGTGCTCAACCATACGCACACGAGGAGAGTTAAGCTTCTCTACTAGGTCTTTGGTCTTTAGGTAACGCATATTAAAACCAAACTGGTCTATGTAGAAGTCATCAAAGACATTTAGGTAGAAGTCAGGTTCACCATGCACGCTCATAATACCAGATTGTACATCGTTAAAGTCGCCTTCAACCATTAGCTCACCGTCTAGGCCGTGTTGTTGTAGCTTCATGATTTCACGTTGGATAAACAAGTTAGGTATGCGCTTCATGTTACGGCTAAATGGAATACCATCAGCTACAATACAACGTATACCATCTAGTTTAGGACTAGCTAATACAGGGTATGCTATTTTAGCTAAGTCAGGTGTTTGACTGGCAGCTAACATTGGTTTGAATAAACAGGTCATAACGTTTCCTTAAAGTAGACTGAGTCTACAAAGTTCTTTTTGTTTACAGTTACGGTCTTATATACTTGCGCAGATAGACCACCTTTAACTAATAAGTAATGCACGACTATCGGGGTGTCGCGCTTCTTATTACACTGTCGTGCTCTACGCTGAGTGTGTCTAGCAGTAGAGAAGTCTTGACTGTAGATTATTAAATTTGCATAACCACTAAGGTCAACACCTTCAGCATAAGAAGTAGCTTGCAGTAGTAAAGCTTTCTTAAATATCACTGATAACTTAGTTAGTTCTGCTTTATAGTTGTACATAATAACAGTGTCTTCATTGTCACCAAAGTGTTCAAGAATGTAGTCAGCTTTTTCACGGTTAGCTAATACAATATACTCATCTTCTATCTTAGCCACACCGCCTTCTAGCATGTGTAAACTTACACGCAATTTAGACTTCGTGTCACACACTAGCGTACCAGCAGTTATCTCTACTATCTCATCTTTAACAATAGTGTTGTAGACTTCTTTAGTGGCTTTACCTAACTCAATGTAGTGAATTTCATCAGTTGGTTCATGTTCAAAACCAAGTTCCGCACGAGTCTTAGTTATGAATAAGTGTTCTACTACACCTAATATGAGCGCAGCATCACACTTATCATATTGTCGTATAGGTATGCCATTAATCTCAATTTCATACGGTTTACCATACAACCTAAACCACTGATAAAAGTTGCCATGCTTACACCAAGGACTCCAAGAGCTTAGCGCAAACTGATGGAACAACATCTGTGGTCCTTGCGCGTTAGGCGTAGCTGAGATATACACTATAGGTAGTCTAACTAATAGCACCTTCAATTGCTTCCATAAGTTACCAGGCTTAGGGAAAGCACTTATATAGTTATGGCTCTCGTCTAATAAGACTAAATCAAACGTACCGGTCATTTTATGTGCCTGGTGATAATTAGTTACAACGTACTCTTTAGTGTGCTCAAAAGCCTTCAACGTTTCATGCCAGCCATCCAGGGCCTTTTTCTTAGTTATCACCAGCACTCTCTCAGCTGCAGATTTCTCTGCAACCAAGATAGCGGTAAGAGTCTTCCCTGTCCGCTCTTCCATTGCCAGGTATACTATCATGTTCTCACGTAGTATACCTAGAGCAACTTCAGACAACTCTTCCTGGTGTGGATAGGGTATCACTACAGCTTAGTCATAGCGATGGTTGTTGGCGCTTTAATCTTTTGCATAGTGCCCGGACACTTTCCGTAGAAGGCGCAGAACTTCTGGCTACAAAACATATAACTCGGATTCGGACGCAAGATTGTCTCAATAGGCGCAACATCTTTAACAACCAGGTCTAGCGTATCAAGAATGATATTAACTAATGCTTTAGCTTGTGGTACATTAGCTTCCATCGGGATAATCATACCTTCAGGTACTTTCTTAAGCACTACAGATTGTATTAGATTGTGCTTAACTGCTACACCATTCTCTTCAGCTAAGTATTTATAGATAGACTGTTGAGTACTATAGTTTGACACTGTAGGCTTGCGCTTGCCAGTCTTAATATCAGCGATAGTATTGTGGTTAATGTAATCAACTGTACCACCAATCTCTGAAACTAACGGATGGTCTAGGTCGACTTTAAAGAACTGCTCAACACCAGTAGGTATATCAGTGTAAGGCACAATGTCCTCAATGAAAGCTTCAGTGCCCGCAATAATCTCACCTACACAAGTGCCATCAGTTTCACCATCATTAAACTGCATGTTTTCCTGCTCATTTTCTTTTTTCCAGGCTTCAACAGCTGCATCAGTCATAGCGCCAAGGTTTATTACTTTAGTACCTTTAGCTATACTTTCTTGCCACATCTGTTCAGCGCCAGCATGTATAGCAGTACCGATAGCAGCACGACTAGATGGCATAGAGCGATTGCCTTCAAGGAATGTAGACCCCCACTGCCAAGCACAACCAAAGAACCCATCAATAGCAGACGGACGTAAGCGTATTTCTTCTTGCAAAATTTGAATAGTCATTATTTTAATCCTAGTGTGTGAAGGAACATTAAGTTGCAAAGCAAGTGTGCAGAATGAGGTAATCCCGTTTCAGGGTCCTCGTATTCACCTTGTAGCATTGCATTAGTGTGACGGTGTGCGGCTGCAAGGTATCTGCCAGTATCGGAGCACTCTTTCCAGTTACCTGGTTTATACTTACGAGCACCAAAAGTAAGTACCTTAGCTAAGGTTTCTTCAGCTACGTAGAAGTTAGCGTAATTACTTAACACAGCCCCTAGCAGCCGCCTAAAATGGTCTACTCTACCAGGTACTGGCGTGTGGTCAGCTTGGTAATCGTACAGAGCTGTTTTTAGGCTTACTTCGTTAGGTTCTACTTCCCAGTTGAAGCCCCACATTAATAAAGCAAATGCTGGCTCTACTAAGTCAAAGCGAGGCTTGTCACCATCAAACTTCATGAATGCTTCAACTACTTTAACTTCTTGCACGTTGTGAGCTAACATTAGCTTAGCGCAGTTAGGACAAGGCTGATGGGTTACATACGCTATTAGCGGACCATCTAGCTTTGAACTATACTTAGCTTCAGCTATCAACATCTCACAAGCCATTTCTTCAGCATGTGTGTGTTCATCGTTATAACCTTCAGCTACCACTACACCATTAGCTACTAGTATGCAGCCTACTTGGCGCTTTTCTACATTTGACTTGGCAGCAACGCCAAGCACATATTTAGTTAAGTCTTCCACGAGCTTTCTCCAATAATGCATTTAATTTAGGTTCTGGTGCTACAAAGTACGCACCTTTGTTTATGTTCGCTTTCACCTCAGACGACACTTTTTCTATCGTCTTAGAGTCATTGCTATCACAAACTATAAGCATAGCTTCTTTACACTCTTTATGTGTTAAGCCAAGGCCTGTCATCTCAACTAGTGCTGATGTGATAACTAAAGCAGCTGTCATCTCAGCTGGGTAGTTTTCATCGTAATTCAGCACATCAATGTACGTGGATATATAGTAAGCCGGCCATAGTTCATTACAGTTTATTTGATTCGTTACAACTATGTGTGCTTGCTCCATAGATTCTGTTATTACTTCGTTAGTAACATCTAGCTTCCACAATACACCCATAGCAACGTAAACTAGGTCACACAGAGCATCAAGCTTGTCTACTGACGTAGTAGCTTCTAACCACTCTGTGTGCTCTTCACGCAGTAGAGACACTGCTAAGTCTTTGTGGTACTCACGAGCGTATCGCTTCTCGTTCCAGTCACTTACTCTTTTAAATACTTCATTCATTATGCTTTCAACTTAAAATCAATAGGGGCACAAGAGTCAAACAGGCTTAAGCACAAGTCTGACGGTTCAAATTCACAGAAGTCTTTACCGCGCGGTGCTGTCCAACGATATGTCGGTGCACGCTTAACTTCTCGGTGTTCTACAGCATACAAGTAATCATATGCTCCCTGGGTATGTTCATCATAGACATGACAGTCACCAAGGTCAAACTTGATACGACCAGGATTCAACCCAAACTCATTAGCTATAGCAATTAACCACGCTGCAGCGAATATAATATCAGAAGGTAACCCTATCATCATATCGACACTGCGTTGAGTCCATATCATGTCTAATTGGCCCTTACGGACGTAGAATTGATACGAATAATGACAACATGGTAAACTAAGCTCTTTTAGTTTATGTGGTCTCCAGCCTGATATAATCATCCGACGGTCGTCAGGGTTGTTAGCTAAAGCTTCTTTAAGAGCTGCAACCTGGTCGTAACCTTCAAAGTCAAACCAGGCATTGCCGTAGTCTACTTTTAGCTTGCCTTGCTCGTCACCCCAAAGCTTCCAATAGTTACAACCCCACTTTTCAAAGTCTTCAACACAAGTAGGCGTACGTACCATCGCAGCTAACTCACCTAACACACCTTTAGGGTACATCTTACGACCCTGGATGATAGGAAAGTAAGCATCGATACCGTCTACAACTAAAGACATGCCAAATAGTGACTTCGTCTTTCCATTACGGGTATTCTTAGTTATACCGTCAGCTAATATCTGTCGTATTAACTCAGCATAGTCATGTTCAAACTGGAGCATAATGCATTCCTTCTAATGTTGTTGACCAGATGTCTTCAATGTCGTCATCTTCAATGTCTCCCCAGTTAGTGCCTACTTTAACATCTACAGGCATAGGGAGGTCTTTAATTTTGTACAGCACGCTCATTTCAAACCAGGCTTTTTGCATCGCCTCAGCTTTCATTAATGCTATTGCTTGATAGTGCTCAGGCTTGTCAGGACCTTCAGTTATCAAGCTATCATGAATGAAGTTGCATAGCATAAAGTCAGTACCGTGCTCGGCGTTGTACGCTTTCATTTTAGGGTAGAAGTAATGTAGAGCTAATTTAGCTACTTCAGCACCTGCACCCTGGTTCTCAATGTTGAGTTGGTCAGTCATCATTTTAGCCATGTACTTACGGCCTAATGGTGTGCTGCCAGGACGCTTTTGACGCCATTGGTTAATACCAACTTCTTGCCAGGCATATATCTCTTTCCAAAGATTACGCCAGCGACGTCTATCACGTACACCTTGTTCTTCAGTTAACAATACTTCAGCTTGTAATATCAGAATGCTGATAAGCATGTTAATACCACCACCATCTTTATATTCGAGTGCATTCGCTACTACGCACCCCGTTCTCTTATGAACTGCTGCATGTTTCCATGCAGAATAGACTATATCATAAACTCTCACAATTTGAGCTTCCCACCGCTTCCACCTGCATTAGGTGTACTTCCTTTCGGAATAGTCGTTGAACCTTGAGCATAACGTCCAGTAGCATTATCGTGCACGCAGTGCTCCGATTGATGGCAACGCTTACAAAGCAGCTCAAAGTTTGAGTCTACGTTGTTTTCTCGATTGTGGTCTACGTGGTGTACACACCAGTCGTAGCGAGAAACGTTCCATAAGTCTTTATTACAACGGTTACAGTGTCTACGCTCTTTTAGAATCTTACCTCTACGTTTATTGAAATATCCAATGCCTGTAGTGCGTAAATTCTCTCTTGCCCAAGCGCCTTGACTTACTTTAGTATTAACTTCTCTAAAATCTGCCACAGCTTTAGCTGCTTTTTCATGCGTTAGGTAGTAACCGCAGTCTTTTAATTCACCGTTATGTCTAACTAATGCTCTGAATCTGACGAAGTTCTTTCTACACGGTACTCGTTGAACACCTTTAGCTACCATCTTCTTGCTTCTTAGCTTGTTACACTCTTCGCAGTAGACTACTGATGGTCCTTTAGCTTCAAACTTACTTGTACAGTGCTTGCAGTTCTTAATCATAATTATGCCCCTTGGCTGCTGATTGTCTTGTTAATTAATTATGCCAAAATTATATGTCTTTTTACGCAATTAATTTCGTCAGAGTTCCCAGCAATTCAATGGGTTTTACTTCTGCTAGGTTATTAACAGAAAACTAAAGTTATATGTCTTTGACAAGTTGCGGTCGTCTTTAGTCCAGTCGTCACCAAATAACATCTGAGCAGTAAAGCCATGTAAATCGGCACCAGAGCGGAATAGTTTTTCCATAGCTCTACACGCAGTGATTGCGCATATAGTACGCAACTCAAGTTGAGCGTAATCCGCATAGATTAACACACGACCTGGAGGAGCTTCAAACATTGCTTTTAGTTTACGTGGCAACTGCTGAAGGTTTTGGTCTTTACTAGTTAAGCGACCAGAACGTGCGCTAGGTAAAAACTTACCGTAAATGCGACCATCTTCAGTGTCAAACTTATCTAAGAAAGAGTTTTGCTTCCGTAGTCTACGCACTTGTAGAATCTGGTGTGCTTTAGTGTTACCTTCAAGTGATAACTTAGTTAAAGCTAAAGCATCAGACTCTGTGATACCACCTAACCACTCACGCACTTGCTTATATGAGTTAGCGTTGATAGGCAAGTTAATGTCACTAATAAGCTGCTCGTTATCTTGATAGCGAAAGAATAATGCGTCTTTATTAAGAGGCATACCATTCCACTGGAAGTCAAAACAATAACCTAGTGTTAGTTTATCAAGCTGATAACTTTGGTCACTAACAAAGCTTTTAACAGCTTCCCACAACTGTGGCATGTAATAAACATCAGTTGCTGCATAAAGCAATTGGTCTTCAGTTAAAGCTAACTTAGCCCAGTCAGACTTCTGTAGAGCTTTCTTATCCAGGTTTTGTCTAACATAAGGACAATAACCTAAGACGTATTGGAAGGTCTCATCTAAGCTAAATTTCTCTTTAGTAAAGAAGTGTAATCTAGCTAATAAAAATGTGTCTTCATAGTTCTTAGGAACCCAACGAGTACCAGACTGTTGTTGTACTGTGGTAATATCATAGTGACTGTTATGCCACACAGTTGTGAACTTATCTAAGAATGCAGCTGTTTGTATCGCACCAGGGTGGTCTACTAATAGCACTTTATCTAAGTGTGGTTGGTAGACTTGAAGTAGTCTAATTTCCTGGTAGAACCCTTTAGTTTCAGTATCAGTAAATAAAGGTTCTTCCAGGTTCAATAGCGGCAGAGCATCTGCCAGGGTTGTTAATACGTATGGAGTCTTCACAGGCGCGCCTTACTATCAGCTGACTCTGTAAGCTTGTCATACTCAGTGAAGTCTACTTTTTGGATAACCCACCTGTATTCAAATAGCACGTCTAGCTTAACCTTTTCAATAGGTAACATGTGGTGTACACGTACTAGTTGTGGGCCTTTAGGGCTTGGGACTACAAGGATGTCTTTCGGTTCAAATACTTGAGTGGTGCGGTAGGTGTATAGTCTGTTACCTTCAGGAAAAGCGACAGCTACATAATTGATTGTTTGCATGTTGTATACCTTTTATTATAGTGCCTAAAGTGTGGCACTGTGGTTTAAGAGCGACCACCGAAGTGGCCGCATATTATTTAAAGCTTAACTTTTTTAGGAGTGTCGCTTTCAACAGACTCAAAGTCTGCATCTTCGTCCACGCCTGTAAAGCCACCTTCGTCTTCATCAGCTTCAAAGCCTGCATCAGCACCTTCGTACGCTACAAACTTAGTTAACTGAATGGCATTAAGATACAAAGTAACACCAGCATCAACTAAGACACCTTTGTTTTCGTTCTTATAGATTGCCATCATGCCTGAGATGTAACCTTCAGAGCCGTTACCAATAGTCTTGTCACCAAGGCTTACTACATTAGCTTTAGCATTGTAGATTTTGATAACTTTAGCATCGCCACTTTTAGCAAAGACTGTGTCTGTACTAAACTTAAGCGCTACTTTACCGTCAGGGTCAAATACCTTTTCACCATCTTCATTGAAGACGGGCTCGCCATCAGCGTCCTTTTCCACATCATGAAGGTAGTAACCAAGAGATTTAGCTTTCTTACGGTAGCCTTTAGGCTTGTTCTCTGCCCAGAACGCGTCGATAGCGTCGATAGCAGCCTGGTGAACTCCATTGTTCTTAGGGTCAAGAACAACATCCGCCTGGTATTTTAGCTTACCAGACAAATTTTCTTTACCTTCACCAGAGATTGTTACCCACTCTAAAGTGCCTTTTGGAGATTTGAACTTTTGCATTGCATTTGACATTGTGTTTTACCTGTGTTTAAGTGTGTTTAAATTACTGTATCAAGCTTCTCAACTTGATGATTTATTATATCGACTATTTGGAATCTTTAACAATAACTTTTTTAGCCGGAGTTATACTTTTTTGTTCTAAGGGCTTAGCAGGTTCTTTAGGGACCACTACCAGGTTCTGGAACTCTACAGTAACAAAGTGGCCGTCATCCAGTAACACCAAAGCTTCATCGAACCCACGTAACGTGCGCACTGGTCCTTGAAACTGTCCAGAGTACTTAGGCTTATCACCTTGTTTAGCTGCTTCACTGTGTCTAAAAATATTTACTAACATGTTATCACCTTTTCGCTTGCGCGACTAATTGCTACGTACATTAATTTGAGATATTGCTGCAAGCTAAAATAAGCTGCTTTATGCAAATCATCGGTGTCCACAAGAACTCTAGGGTACGTACTACCTTGAGACTTGTGCACAGTCATGGCATGGGAAAAGTCCAGGCACACTACTGATTCGTTGTAACTAAGAAAATCACGCCACGCTTTAGCTCGTTTCCGTGCTAGTGGATGGGTAGCGTTACTCTTAGCCCAGCCTGTTGCTTTAAAACCAGGGAAGTTATCCTCTATGGCTCTATTGCTGGCGGCTGCTGTTCTTTTTAGCTCTTCTAAGCGAAGCTTGTGATTGTAGTGGCCAAACTCTACAGCCATTACAGTTTCATCACCTTCTTCGGTCTCCAGAATTGCGAATTTTGTATCATTTTGTATCAAGTATTCTAATGTCTTATATTTAGAATTAATGACCAATGGCTCTCCAAATGGTAGCTCTATTTGCGTCGGAAATTCAGTCCATTGAACAAAATTGTAGCTTTGTTTAGTAGTAGGACTAAATAGCACATCACCCTCTACTGGTAGCTCACGACCCTGGATTTGCGCGTTAAGCTCTTGCACTCTTTCATTCGTGTAGCACAAGATAACATCACCAGGTGTATACTCTTTAGCTAAGTCTTTGCCTCGCACAAAGTTCTTGTTAGCAGGTAGTGGTTCTATAGGCGCACCTTCGATAAAACTAACTAAACTTTCTAAAGTGTCACCCAGGGGATTGTCTTTAGCTTGTCGCTTTATCTCAGTAAGCAATATACAGTACTTCCCTGAAGGTTTAACAGATTGCTTGTCACCGATAGGTCCTAACTGATAAGGGTCACCTAACCACACAAGCTTGAGATTAGGTACGCCGTCATAGTCAGGGTCCTGCTCTGCTCGTAGGTCCATCAGGTCCTGTTCACCAACCATAGAGTACTCGTCGATGAATAGTATTGATGTCTTAGCAGATGCACCAGTCTTACAATTGCTACTGATGTGCGCCATGTTCGTAGCGTTATCGTTAATAGTAGGCCGCTTACACAGGAACTTATGCAACGTAACGATGTTAGTACCTTTTCTTAGCTTAGTAGCTAATACATCGCAGGCCTTATGAGTGTAAGCCGCAACCATACACTCAATGTCATTATCAGCGCAGTAGTCTACCAGGTAGCTCAGGTCTGTAGTCTTACCAGTACCTGCTCTACCTGTAATGTACATGTCCCAGGCGCGGTAGTCAGCCAGGAAGTCTTTGAAGGTCTCAATCATGCTATCTTCTCCACGCTTATTTCTATCAGGAGTTGTTCGTACTTCGCTAGTTTGCGTATGCATTGCTTGAGCTTAATACTATCGCGCTGGTGTGCTTTGTAGCACGCTTCATCTAGTGAGCCTTCAAAGTCTGGACGCTCTGTATTTATAGTATCTGCGCAGTCTTCTTCAATCTTCAGGAGCTCTCGCAAGAACTCTACTTCTTTACTAATCATTAGCTTTCAGCCTCAAACGGGTTGTCGTTAAAAATCACGTACTCAGGATTGTCTTTGCCGCGGATTAAAATGCCATGACTGCGTATTGCCTTGTTTAAGCTGCGTAGCTCGCCTTGCATCTCTGTCATGGCTAGGTACAACGGTTCTAATGTGTGCTCAGTTAACCGCTCAGCTCGCAGTGCATCCAGGGTTACTTGCTGGTCATACTCTACTGCTAAGTTCTTGAGATACTCAATCATGTTATGCTTCATAGCGTAAGCTATACGCTGAGCTGCGTACATACTGTCTGCGATGAGTGCAAGCTTATGTTCAGACTCTGGCGGTGACATATACTCTGTCTTAGTTAGCGCTGTTATCTCAGTAGCTAAATAATAACAGAAGTCTTTAAGCTCACTCATTATCTTGTCATACACAACCGACATACCACCAGCATCAACAACCCACTGTTGCTTAGCTAATACATTAGGCGTCGGTAGGAAGCATATCCGTCTGTCACCATCTTCTAGCATCAGCGGGTTCTTGTTAGCCGTCATAATGAATGTAGCGCCATGCTCGTAGACGAAGCCGTCAGTACGCATCTGTCTGATAGTAACCTTTTTCTTACCTGTATATGCTTTCAATTTACCAAGAGCTTCTTCACGGTCAGATAGCCTGGTAAGCTGGTTACCGTACTCATCTAGTTGTATGAAGTAATTATCCAGCATATACGTGTTGTACACTTCCAGGAATTCTTTCACTGTCGGTCGTGCAATACCACCCATGATAGTCTCTAGCAGTGCAACGTAAGTATCTTTGCCCGAACCGTGAGCGCCGAGGAAGTACAATATCACTGGGCTATACTCAAACATTGTTAGCTTACGTTTAGTGAACGCTAACAGGTAGTCACGCATAGCTTCTTCAGGTACCAACGTTTCCAGATACTTAAGAGTGGTCACTGGCCTGTTGTAGTACTCACGGTATGGTGCAGGGTCATTCAATATCATTAGCTCAGGTGTATGTCTGAATGTGTTGAGCGTCTTTATTATTGATTCATCCACCAAGGTAAAGCCAAAAGGCAAGCTAGGTTTAGCCACCACGTTAATAAGAGGTAAGCCACGCTTGAGCTCAGCTTTCTTGGGGGAGTTAAGCGCAACGCTTTCCAGGTAGCTCTGTAGCTCCGCATCACGGCCAAACTGCTTGATATGTTCATTAACAATATCAACACAATAATACAAGTTTCTGTTATCATCAAATCCTAGCTCCACGTTAGATTGTCGTTTTGTATGGAGTACCATACGGTGTGTTTTCCAGTCTTCATTATACTGCCAAATTACTTTGCCGTTGACTTTAGAACCACCGCTTATCATAGGGTCAAGCACTGTTGCTTCAAACTTACTTTCTTCCATGGGTGAGTCCCACAGAGAGTTTATTAATGTCATTGCCTGCACATACAGGTCTAAACTAATGCTGCTATCAGCGCCAAGTACAGCACTAATCTTAACTAAGTATTCGCTACCACGGCCTTCAGGCACGTTCTCTGGATGCAAGTGACCACTCTTAACATATTGTGGCTCACGTCTAAAATCTTTAGGTGTTATTACTTTGAATAACCCAGGCATGTAGTCTTTAGATACAATGAATTGCTCAACTAATGGTGCGAGACAGTTACCGGTACTTACATTTGAAGGAGCCACCTGGTTGTCTGATGGTGTTACTTTAGCTTTATGTAGTTGTTGTATCAAAAGCTTAACAGTAGCAGGCATCTCTTTTAGTTCTGGTAACTCTGTCAACGTGACCTTAGTTTTGTTTGCTTCTGTAGGTAAGTACACAAAGCCGTTGTTAGCATATATGTCTAACGCGATGTGGTTATCAGCTAAACTAAATGATAACGGTATATCAGAGTCAAACTTATAGATGAATGTACCAGCTGGATAGCCTTTACCAAGCGACTCAAATACAAATGTATAGTCAGGGTCTAACGCCTTGAACATCTTATATGTAGTCTCGTTGTCACAGTCTATCGCGATGATGCCAGAGCACTCACCTGTTATAGTACCACCTAACTTAGCTTTTATAGCGTTCTGTTCTACCTGGTACTTCTGTCTCCAACCTGCTTCAAATTTGGGTATGGTCTTAGTGCCATCGTCATTGCGCTCAAGCTTACCCTTCAGCGGTACGGTGTGCCAGCCCATGTTTATGAACTTCTCTATTGTTTGCACAGGCGCCATTCTCCTTGTGTAGGGAAATATCCAACGTATGTCCACTCATCAGGCTGTTCTTGAGCGGTCAACGCATCTTGGTCTAGCCATACTGGACACAGTGAAGCTAATATAGCATAACGCACTTCTTCAGCGTGGTAGTCCAGTGCTAGGAACTCTTTAAGGAGCTTAACGACTGCAGGCCGACTCATGTCGATGTCTAGCTGGCGCATAGCAGCGGCTAGCGGTATTCCTATTTTAGTTTTGCTCTCAAGCGCAGTTAATGCCTTGAATGATAGCAGCTTTCTTCTTCGCATACTTTAATCCTCCGTTAATCTATTATTATATAACGAAAATTATCAAAACGGAATTATTAATTTATCTTATACACAATACTAGTGTAGTCTGCATACTCATGCTTGCTAACAATAGTAACTGTGAGACCTACCTGGTTCGCCATGTCATGTAGCTGGCGCTCAGGTACTAAGGTAGTATGTCGACCTGGTAGTGTTTTATTAAGCACTGTAGCTAACCTAGCTACCGCTAATCGTTGTTGCCTATGATACATGCTTATTCTCCCGTTGGTATATTGCTGCACGACTAACGCCGTATTTATTAGCTAACTCTGTCACTGTGTGACTAGTGCGCTCTGATAATAGCTTAACCCACATGTGCTCATGTAAGGTTACCTGGTTCTGCGGTGTTGCTAGCCCCGCCTCACCTGCTATCTGTGAGATGCGAGACCTGGACACTTGTGCAATGCCTGCTATCTCTTCATGTGAGTACACTTTAGACTTAAGCATAGCAATTATAATATCTTTGTCCACTAGCTTGCCTCCATAACTAATAGTAGTATAGGTTTCCATACTTTCCACCATTCTAGTGCTTGGTTATCCATCTGTTGGATAGTGTTGTCATCAAATGAACACCATTCTTCCCAAGTGTAATGCTTACAACCTATTTGCATTACGTCTTTAGTGTATGTAACTGTGTACGCACTAGTTTGTACAGTTTTAATCTCTTTGCCGTTACCTATACAGTCCCAAAGGTCAGCTCCACTCAGGTTAACTCTACGCAGGTCAGCATCACTCAGGTTAACTCTACGCAGGTCAGCTCCACGCAGGTAAGCATCACTCAGGTCAGCTCCACTCAGGACAGCTCCACTCAGGTCAGCATCACTCAGGTCAGCTCCACTCAGGTAAGCATCACTCAGGTCAGCTCCACGCAGGTTAACTCTACGCAGGTTAACTCTACGCAGGTCAGCTCCACGCAGGTCAGCTACACGCAGGTCAGCTCCACTCAGGTCAGCTCGTTCACCTTCAGGGTTATTTTCAAGCCATAGCTTGTGTAGTCTTAGTATTTCTTTAATATCCATGTGCACTCCTAACGTGACACTGTTACTTAAAAAGAAGGGTGACTTGCGCCACCCTAAATTATGCTATGCTGCTAACAAGTCTTCAAGACTGTCGTAGCCTGTGATACCTTCAGGTAACTCAACGATTGTAACACGTTTTTCTTCAAGCTCATCGATGATGCCAGCGATGTCTTCTGGGTCAACGTCACCTGAGATAACTTGAGCAAGAATGTCTTCTTTAGCTTTCTTGAACTCACTTTGTTGCTTAGTCCAAGCGCTAACGCCAAGCTTACACATCGGGTTAAGACCTGATGCACTGCCAACTTTCTTGCCGAACTCAACTTCATCAGTGCGGAACCACTTCTGAAAGTATGAACAACGAACAGCAACGATGTTGCCTTCTTCATCGCGGTGTGAAGTAGTAACATTGCTACCGCCTGCACCGACACGAGCAACTGTTAGTGCTTCTACGTCTTTGTAAATTTCTTCAACTGTAGCTGACATGTTAGCAGCTAATAATGACATGATTGGTTGGAACGCCTTTTTAATAGTGGCCATTTCTGGACTCCTTTAGTTAGAATGTTTTTGAACTATTTAATAATATCAAGTCTGTGCGAAATTGTATAATAACTTTTAGCTATATGCTATTTCAATGTTTGTAACCTGGCCTGGAGCTTCTGTAATGAAGCGTATGGCGCCTTACTAACTATCAATAGCTGGAGGTACTCACGGCCTGTGGCGGTCTGCTGGTCGCGTAACCTCCTGGCAGTCTTGCGTACGACAGCATCCTGGTTGCGTTGCGGGTGTATAGCTAATGCTAGCTCCAGCGTGAGTAGTGCACTAAGCAGTGCTGGTATATAGTCGGTGTGTGTGGTCATGCGTATAACTCCATAAGTGTGCAGATAACTGCAAGTATAATAAGTAGTTTGGTAACTAAGCGTCGTTCTTGTTCTACCATAAGTCCTCACTGAATAAGTTCATGTGACCGCACTGCATAGGCAATAGCTTCTGCCCGATGCTCCTGACGTACTGCATAGCTTGCTCACGGTCCAGGTACTCTCCAGTCGTGGTGTAGAATCCCTGGTTTTTGCCGCCGCATGCGTCGTTTTTACCACCCTGGTGAGCGAACTGAAGTATGTCACAGTGGCGGTGAGGTGATGGCATGCGTATCTCTGTGCCATCTTTAAGCCTGACGGCTACACCTATTATCATTGTGTCTTCTCCTGTTGGTAGTGTTTCACTAGAGGATTTACCTCCGGTTTGCTGTCTGAGTTATCCATGTTATAAGCGAGTAAGCCTAGTAAAGTATTCCTTAGTGAGTAGTAGTGGTCCTCGTTCATAGTCTTGTTCCAATTACCTAAAATTGCATTAATAGCACGTTGCTCTGCAGAAGTTTCTTTCATTCTTTCAATATTCATAGTTATGCCTTATTATGTGTTGTTGCTGCGAGTGCCTCGAGGACAGCCAGGTCAACGCCGAGTAACTGAGCTGCTTGCTTAAGTATCTGCGTGCGAGGCAAGCTCCTGGGCTTACGCCCGACAAATCTGCCTTGCTGGGCTACCACGATGTTCGACATGCTCGTGTTATAAATGTTAGCTAAGTCACACGGTCGCTCATGTGCGCAGTTGTCACGGATGTGCTCCTTCTCTTCAATGCTCAGTGGTCCGAACGGTCTGTCGGTCGCTACTGGCTGGCGGGGGAGGCGGGTGAACTTGCCCTGCTGAGCGAGCCGCACGTTCTGGTAGGACGTTTTATAGTGCCTAGCTAATAGTGTAGGCGGTTCTGCTATGTGGTACTGTAGTATCTCCTCCTTCTGGTACTTATCTAAAGGCCCCATCACCTGGTTCGCTGTACACGGATGTAGTCTAGGTGCTGTGCCGTGAACTAACTGCCTTAGGTCCTCCGCTGTATATCGGCCCTTTGTGTACACCTTAGCTATATTATCAAACATCTTGCTGTTGATTGGTGCCTCCTTTTCTTGGAGGAATTGGACAATTTCTTGTATAGTGCTATCTTTATTTAACTTCATTTACTTGGTCCTTTTTCTAGATTATTTATCGAAAATTACATCATTGAGCATCGAATAATATCGTGGTTTTTTGGCCCTGGGAATAAAAATTTAACAATAAAGCGTAACCTATTGATTTATAAGGATTAAATCAATCCGGGCATTCTTTATTATTATATTTTATATCCATAAGTCTATTTTGAGCATGTGTATATATACGATTGTACGGTCGTACCATTTACACGTATAGTGGCACCGGTGAATGATAGCGATTTATTGTTTGATACGATTTTTTTTATAGATATAAAATATAATAATAATATATACTGTATCAGTAGCCTCCTCGCTATACACTTAGTTAACAGTCAAACAGCTCACTCTCTATCTTAGTTAACAAGGCCTTCAGCTTCAAATAATGTAAGTGCTCAGCCTTCGTTCTCTCTTTTAGCTCAAGAGCCTTTGCCTGGTATCCAAGTGCTCGGCACACTACTATAAGTGCATCATGTGTTAGTTCCATGGTATTCTCCTGGTTGATAAATAATATTCAGTCTGTTGATTGAGTAGGTAAACCTACTCAAATAATATTCTTAAAATATAGTTGACAACAGTGTTAAGCCATTGAGTGCTCTATTATCTTAGTTCTTTCTGCTTCTATAAGAGCTTCTGCACCTGGCAGTTCTTCTATAGTAAGCTCGCCCGAACCTAACTTAGTTAGTAGTTCTTCTCTTGACTTCTTCGCTACTCGTTGTTGTTTAGTCCAGTTGCTCACACCCTCTTTACACATTGTATTGAGGCCACTTGCAGTGTTTTTCTTTGGACCATACTCAATAGTGTCTACATCTTCCCAAACTTTGTGATAATAGCAGAATACCTGGGTGACAAAACCTGCATCATCTACTTTGAAGGTTTTGTCATTAGTCTTCTTACTGCACATAACTTTAAGTTCGTCTAATATAGTACTTACTTTCTTAGTTTTGTTTTCTTCTAAAAAAGCGATTAAGTCTACGAAGTCTTTCTTGATTGCTGTTGTCATAATATTTTACTCTTAGTTAGTTGATTTCTTAGTATTAACTATAGAAGTTAATACTAAAGAGTTATTCAGTTTCTGGGTAGAAGTCAAAGATGCTACAGTTGTGCTCTGCACACACATTAATAGCATCATTCATCATCTCTTGTAGTTTTTCAGGTTTGGTCAAACTACTAAAATTTGGTATATCACACACTAAGTCATCAGCATGCCAAAGCATATCAGCTGTTATTAGTGTTGTAATAAACATTTTAACGTCTTGTAGTGTCTCTATCATAATTGTTACTCTTTAGTTAATTAATACTAAGAAGTCAACTACACTTTAAGAATATTACTTATACTAATTGTTAAAGAACTCTACGTCTATATCGCACTCGTATAGACTTTGAATAACGTTGTTACTCAAGAAGTAAATTAATTATAGTCTTTAATTCAACATTGTGAAATAACTAATTGGACTATGATATACTATTTAGTTATATGAACAGAATTATTATATTATATTAGATATTGGACCAATATTGTGTTAAACAAGCCAAACGGTCAATCCTGGAGACATTTAGTTATAGGCCTATTGATAATACTCTTTATTAAATAAAGTGTCTTAAAATGACTGTGAGGAGTTCTGACTAAATTGAGACTGATTTTTTATAGCTTTTAGCTATAAGGGTGACTATCATGTATGAATTGATTTGTACAATAACTTATTGGCATATCTTATAGCTATTAGAGTTGAGTAATTGGTCTTACCTATTTACCTGGTGGGTGATTGGTCTTACCTATTTACCTTTGGGTGATTGGTCTTACCTTTATCTACCTGGAGGGTGATTGGTCTTACCTTTATCTACCTGGAGGGTGGGCTAGGGCCAGTCCCGGGGCGGCTATTGTCTCAGGAAATTGGTGGTTTACTTGTGTACTAAAGTATACCGTATTAAATTTATATAAATGCACTACGAGTAATTGGTGGTTTACTTGTGTATAAAAGTATACCGTATTAAATTTATATAAATGCACTACGAGTACGTATTAAATTTATATAAACGCACTACGAGTACGTATTAAGGCGTACAAGTAGCGCACATCTTATACCGCATGCCCTCTAGGTGTTCTCCGCGGTCGACTACTATCTAACAGAGAAGGCTTATCTGTCTCATATGAGTTAACCGCTATTTGCCGCAAGACATCCGCACCATGCGAGTACTCATCATGCCGTGGTGTTTTCTTCCACACCCTCAGGTTATCATCCCACTCTTTTGAGTAGTTATTTAAGCAATCTATGATATACTCACATTTAGGGTCGATAGCCATACGCGGAATCATGCGACGTGTAGCTTCTATACCTGCTTCTATGCCTGTTTTAGGTAGGATTGTTATGTTAGCAGATATGCGTTCCGCAGTAAAGTACTCACGTAGCATATCTTCCCTTGACTTAGCTAAGCCTCCATAGCCACCTGACCCAAGCTCTCGAACAGACATATCGTGCGGGCAGTTATAATTAGTTATACGGTACCCGCGCCCTTCGATAACATCGACGTAGTGCGTTAGCGCATAGTTATTGTTCCAGTACTCATCGATGATACGCCACTCACCACGCCACCACTGTACAAAGATAACTACAAAGTAGTCACTGACACCTAAATCCAGGTACACTTCTGTATCGATATTCGGGTCGTACATGTCAGTACGCACACGGCCCTTGCGCACACAGGACTCATTGAACAGTCTAGAGTAATAAGTGCCGTCACGGGCTGCTGTAAATGCCTCCTCAGGTGTGGCTGGGTACTCCTGGAAGATATCCCCACCGAGCTCTCGTCGCTGTGCTATCCAGAAGTTACGCTGCTCAGGAGATACCACCACACCCAGCTTCTGCTCTAGCTCTTCGAAGTATTCCCTGGCTTCTTTGTCCTCGGCTTGTGGGACATCAAGCAGACAGTCAGGGTCGTCCAGCCAGGATAAGAACACTGGATAAAAATCCTTGGGTGACATCTGGCCGCTGTTAACTACTAGCTGTGCAGAGTCCCACATAAATTTGAACTCGTTACGTCCCTCAGCCGTGGACTCGATGACGCCCGTGTTGCCCTTGCCGAGCGCCTGCAATGTACCGGTCTTGGTTTCGTTGGCGCGCTTTGGGTTAGCATTAGCTATCTTACCGAACTCTGAGATGTGTAAGCGCTGTAGAGTTGTCGACCGGAACGATACACGGATAAACATCGTGCACTTGTTCGAGAAGGCAAACTCCTTGGTGTTATCTTTAGTTAGGCGGACATTCATGAACGCTTTGATGGACTGGTTAAGGTTGTCCCACAGGAACTTCGCACGCTCTAGAAGTGTAGATGCTTCATCGGTACCCTGGGCCATGAGACCTATGTTGAGTAACTTACCGAACACTGCATCATCGAAGTAACTAACAAGCCACAGCGTAGATATACCCTGTTGTCTGGACTTGAGTATGATAACACGAGAGTGTAGTCTGGTAGCTGCATATACTTTGTGCTGCGCATAGTTCATGCGGAACACAACAGCATTACCGTCCTTGTTAACAATCTTGTAGATGTTATTGATGCGCCACAATTTAGACTTCAGGTAGGTCTGCTCGAAGCGCTCCTTGGTGATACCAGGTGGCGGCGGTGTGTTAAACCAGTCGTAATGACCTACCAGGTCTGGGTATATCTCGTTAAACTGTTCTTCAGTAATCCGTAGATTTGTTGGCTTGTCCGCTACTAATTGCGACATCAAGCACCTCCAGGTGTGTCGGTCAGGAACTCCGTATACGCACTGGCTTCACCACCCACATTATTTTGGATGTTAAGTTGGACGCCAGACTTATTGAAGAACGCGTTGCGTATCTCGCACAATGCCTTAGTTAGCTCGGTCAGCTCCGACACGTGCTCTATAGTGCTAACCATCGTGCGGATGCGGTTGTTCATGTGCGACGCAGTCTGTAACAACTCGGTATCAAGTCGCTCCAGGCCGGCTACACCCTTACTTAATTTAGCTAAGTTCTCTTCCGCCATTGGCTGGAGCTCTTCAGGCAGGTCTTTAACTAGCTTTTCAGCCATCAGCTCGACAGCGGCGTCAGGCAGGTGTAGTAACGAGTTTAATCTTCCTTCTGCAGTAGCTGCGCGCAACTCAGAACGGTACTTGATAACTTTAGAGTAACTTATGTCAAGCTCTTCTGCTATTACTTTAGGGTCTGCACCTTCATGTAAAGCTACTAGAACCTGGTACTTAATTGCTTCGTTGCTCATTCTCCCACTCCTTTAGCTTAGTTAGTACGATGTGGCTGAAGTTGATGCCTCTATCACTGCAATATTTCTTGATGCGTTCGACATCTTCGGTGTCCCTTGGCTTGGAACCTTTAGTAGAGAAAGTAAAAATAGCCATTGTGAGCTCCTAAATTAATTTCTCTTCATTATATATAAGGGGTTTACATCTGTAAATAGACATGTTAAATTTATATAAGATTTTTAACCACAACTAAAAGGTAATTACCGATGGGTACTCCTACTGATATTGAAGAACAAGTAAATGCAGCTATTAATAATCGTACTGAAGTTGACGGAAAGATGCAATTCGCAGCTGACCTTGACCCTTTGGTGCAATTCGCAGCAAACGCAGAAATTCGTCGCCGTGACACACAAGCATCGTATACAAAGACCCAGCAGAAGAACTTGGCTCTAGAAGCTGAGAACGAGCACCTGGCAAGCACCTGGGAAAAAGAAGTTGCGCGCTCGCTTACTGTAGAGCAACAGAACGAGCTTGATGAACTTAAGCACACCGACGTTGAGTTATGGCGTGAGAAGATTAACGAGTACGAAAGCAGCAACTCTACTCGTGTCCGCACAAAACGCGCTGAAATTAAAGATACTGTTGTTAAAGAAACAGAGTTACAGCAACGCACTCGCTTGTTAGAAGAGTACAACACAGCTAATCCTGACCTTGCGCTAACTGATGACGTTATCGACAACGACATCCCACCACGTATAACTAAAGAATTAGCTGAAGGTAAAATCACTTTTGACCAGTACATTGACAAATGTGCAACCTTTTTGTCTAAAGGTAAAGTTATTCACCCAGGCGAACAAGCACCGGGTGACCCTGACTTATCTAAGACACCTGGTCGCGGCACCCCAGACCCTAAGGCAGTGGGCCAAGCGGCAACTGATTCTTACAGTAAAGAGATTTATTAAATTTAATAAATGTACAATGTATTGATTTTGTACTATATTATATGTAGCGGTACGTAGCATTTATCTCTGTATACAGACTAGAGTAAGCCTACACCAGATAATATCCTGACGGACTCGTTATCATAAGTACTGAAATAACCGTGCGCAAGCACTAACTTAAATATTAGGAGCTAATTATGGCAACTGGTGTAGTCCGTCTGGACTCTGACCTGAAGCGCAAGAAGTGGATGCGTGAAGGCTTGGTACAAAAGGCAAGTACGTCGTTCTGGACCCCGTTCACGGGTAACAGCAAAACGTCTATTGTTTACCAAGAAAACAATGAAAACTCTGGCTCAGGCCACACAGTAGTATTTGACTTTAATGGTAACCTTGCAGGTAAAGCAATCAAAGGTAAAAATACTGCATTCGGTAAAGGCGAACAGAAGAAGAAATTCTCTGACAAAATTACTGTTGAGCGTTACCGCCTGGTAGCAGACAATGGTGATTCGTTTGATGCTGTAGACATTGGTGATTTATCAATCAGTCAACACAGTGACTCACGTTCAAAGTTAGGTGATTTATTCGTACGCTTTAAAGACCAATCAATTTTTGATGCTGCCCAGGGTAACATCATTACTAATGATTCTGGTATTCAAGCTCCATCACACGTAATCGATTCAGGTACAACTTTCAACTTCAACACTCTTGTTGATATTGAGAAGATTTTAACTACCTCTAACGGTTATACAACTGGTGGCAATCGTCGTCCTTTAGATGCATACACCACCTTAAAAGGTGATGGCGGCATGTATGGTCAAGAACCTTGCTGGATTTTCGTAATTGACGCGGCTATGGCCAACTTATTACGTAAAGACGTTGCAGGTTACCAAACTATCATGAAAGACGCTGACATTCGTGGTCAAAATAACCGTAACATCAAAGGTGTATTCGGTAAGATTGGCCGCTTAATGATTGTTGAAGCTGGTCAATTCTTTGGTGAAACTGCTGGTTCTGGTGCTGGTTGGGGCTTAGATGACTCAGGTATCGAAATTGCTGGCTTACGTCAATATGACGGTGCAAACCCTACGACTGCTCTTTGGACTGGTCAAGAAGGTTTTGACTACTCTTCAACTAACTTACATTCACGTGGCTTATTAATGGGTCAAGGTGCTATGCAGTTAGCTATGGGTAAACAGCCTGATTACAAGTTCAAAACTTCACAAGATTTTGACATCAAGTCTGAATCTGCTGTTGAGTTCTGGATGGAAGCTCGTAAGACTAACCTTAAAGCTGAAAACGACAAATACAAGCAAGCTAAAATCTCTGGTTTAGATTTTGGTGTAGTTGCATTTGACGTCCAAGTTCAATCTTAGGAGTAGAACATGGCTAACAAGAACGTAACTCGCGCGGGTGACGCGCATCAAAAGAAAACGTTGTCTTTGTTTTGTGTAGCTATTGGCGTAGACTCTGCTGACACATTCAATGACGCTTCAGATAACTACTTAGTTGGTTATTTGCCACCTAACGCTGTAATTACTGCTGCATATGTTAACACGAAAGTGATTTCAGATGCAGCTACAGTAACTGTTGGTACTACTGAAGGTGGAACAGAGATTCTATCTGCAGGTACTACTGCTGCGGTAGGCATTAATGGTACATTTACTGGTCGTTCAGACACAGGTACGGGTGTTCCTATTCATGTCACTTTAGGTGCTGTTGTTACCACTGGTGACGTTCGTGTTGTTATCGAGTATGACGAATACGAATTGAATACTGGTGAAATGACCAAGATAGATAATATCTAGTCAATCTGGGACCTTCGGGTCCCAGTACTTATTTATAGGTGAGCTATGGCAACCCGTATCGAAACAATTTTATTACGAGCGAGAGATACTTTAGCTGACCCGAATGGTGAGCGTTGGTCTACAGATAGACTCTTACGCTTGTTAGACGAAGGCCAGAAAGATGTAGCTAAGCACACTAAGCTATTGAAAGGCCAAACCACTATTCCTCTAGTTGAAGGCCAGGCTATATATGAGCTTCCTTCAGACGTATGGTTAATCACCCGAGCAGCTTTTGATGACTGTCGCATTTCCTTATACACTTACGACCAACTAGATGAGCTAGTACGTACACGTGCATTAGATAACAATTATGACCGTTACAATGAACGTGGCAACAGCTACAATTCCAGTGAACCAGGCTTTGGTGGCTACTGTTGGGAAACTGACACAGGCGCAGAAGTACAAGCTTTAGTTTATGACCGCAGAAACTTAAATGAGATTCGGGTATATCCAATACCTAATGAAGACATCTCAACCAATTCTTATACCTTTGAGACTGACGACCCTGAATTTGAAGGTGCAGAGCTTTTAGGTGTTACCGCAGATATTACTGACTATAGCTTCGACACTGTGTTTGGTGTTGTTACAGAGCTATATGACCCTCAGGTAGAAATAGAAAACTTCCAGGAAATATACGGTGTTCTTACAGGCATAAATGAGTCTGAAGGTGTTATAAACATTTGGTATATTAAAATGCCAACTGAGATAACTACAGTTGACGACACTTTAGAAACGCCTGCAATGTTCGACACCGCGCTTAAGCACTACCTGGTAGCGAACGCATTCGATGATGACTATGACACCCGCTTTGCAGAAAAGTCAGCTAAAGCTTTAGTTTACTACGAGCGTGAGCTAGGTATCGCACAAGACACCCAGGCTAATGACGGCGTACGTGATAGCCAGGTAAATACAACAGATTACAGAGGAGCATTTAGCTAATGGCTGACCAAAGAGTAGTCCGCAAATCCCTTGCAGGACAAGACGACTTGCTATTTGGTGAAGGCCAAGAAGCTCAAGTGCGTGCAGGTGGTAATTATAACATCCAGAAGAACCGGGTGATATACCCTGTTAACTCTCTGGCTGAACTAAATGCCCTTGACCCAGAAAAGTTCCCTAAAGCACAGTTATATGAGAATGACTTAGTTACCTCATATCTGTACAACCCAAGTACAGAGCAATACGAGCGCATAGACTTTGACATAGACTACTTAATAATTAACGACCTATCTCAAGCCTATATATTTGATACTGTAGCTTTATACAAAGCCAGCACTATTGAATTTCCCGTTGGTAAAACTATTCACTTAAATGATAGAAATGCTGATTTTACTATTATTAGTGGTACGGGTACAGCGAACACGTTTAATGTGATTGCAAATACCACAACATCTCAAAGTATTGATTTAATAATTACATCTACATCAGATTTAAGGAACTTTGGTGCATCAAGTGCTGCATCATCAGAAGAAGTTAACACACTAGCTTTAACAACTGCGTTAAGCGTGTCGAATGGGGTTGTGATTAGTGGCGATTATGACATAAACACTATGACAGTGGGTTTTGGTAAAACATTGACATTTGTAACGGGCGGTAAATTGACCGTTGCGGCAAACGAAGTTCTGACAGTTCTCGGTATTATCAATGCTGATTATGACCAATGGATATTAGATGCTATTGACGAAGCGACTAACTTTTCAGACCCAGAAGGTTTAATTGGACCAGTAGAAAACACAGCAACACCGATTATTATCGGGACAATAGATAACTCCGTATATCTTGAAACAGGTATGGGTAAAAAGGTTTCTGTTAAATGGTTCGGGGCTACTGGCGCAGGTATGAAGCTCGATACTTATAATGATTATTTTACAGATATATTATTGCCGCCTGACCAGTTTATTAATGATACAAAAGCAATTAGACTAGCATTAACCGCCTTAGCTAAAGATGCGTTTGCAGGTAGTTTAGCGGGTAGTTATGCTGGCTCTAATATATTATATTTTCCAGCAGGAATGTATTGTGTTGACGATGATTTGTATGTTAGCGGTGGCACGACACTGATTGGTGACGCTCCAATGCGACCCAATAGGGCTACTGGTATACTACAAACTAACCACAATAAAAACTTATTGGTATTGCAAGCTCGTGGTATTGGTGGGCTTGGTGGCGGTGGCACCTCTCATGTGGCTAAAGATTTAACTCTTGGTTACAGAGCATGCTCTGTCTCAATACCTGAGCCAATCGCTATAATTAAATTTGTAGATAATAAGTTTAATTTAGATTCGTCATTCCACAATATAAGATTCTCAAACTGCGCCACACATGGCGCGGTCGTTCTCGTAAATTCAAAAGAAGCTCGCTCGTACCTAACACCAGCAAATGACTCCAACAAGGATTGGGGTTACGGCTCTGAAAGTGGACTCAGAGTAACAGCTCATTTTTATGATTGCATGTTCGATGTAGCCCAAGGTGTTTCTTTTGACATCGCAGAGGATGGTAATGTTGAGATGGAGCTAGTTGATTGCCAATTATTCGACCAGCGAGATGGCTTTATTCATGATGCCGCTAAAACAACAAACGCACCTGAGGGTGGCGCATCCATATTTACAGTTAAGGGAACTACATTCCAGGGTTGTGGTAGTCCTAATAACTCAACAGCACTATACAGAGCAATGATACATTGTGAAAATAGCGAGGCTAAGTATTCACTAGATAACTGCGATACATCAACTTACACAGACAGGGTGCCGAAGGGTGGTAGAATATATATGACAGCAGGAAAGTTACTTTCTGTTATTAATAGTAGATTAAATAACACTGAGGAAAGCGCATTTTGTTATGCGATGGAGTTAACTGGTTACATAGAAAAACTTAAAATATCTGACAATGTTGTTACAAGAATGGGGGTGTCTTCTAACTCATCAATACAGTTCGGTAGTGGTTATTACGGTAAGAGTTTATCAATAGTCAACAACGACTTTTTCTGTGAAAACTTAGCATCTAACGGGCATTTGTTTTATAACAACCCTCCTAACAACATAGAAACATTTGCCACGCTAAACGGGAACACATTTTCTGAATCTCCTAGAGAGGCGTTATTCGGAAACCCAAATCCAAACACTAGGATAGATGGTAATTTCTTTGGTACACTACAAAGCAACAAGGCTATATCAGGGGTTAATGTTAACATGAAAGGCAGGGCGAGCATTTATGTAGCAGGAATACCTACTACTGGGCATGGAGAGCGTGGTGATATAGCGATCGAAGCGTTCCCTGTCGCAGGTGGAAAAGCGTCATACATTTGTGTGGCAACAGGTGACCCCGGTACTTGGAAGCCTTACGGTGTAATAGACGCATAAGTTAACGAATGTAACACACTAAACAAAAGTATCTGCCGCCGACCAATATTGTGTACAGCCTCTTTATGATGGCCCTGTATTTAGAGACTCTAACTGGGATGCAGGCAGATTAGGGGGTTTTAATACAAGGAAGATAAGCTTTATATCTTTTAATCTAACGTGGTCTGGTTCGCTTGGTTGGAATAAAGCAGGTATAACGTATTTAATTAATAAAGCAGTTGACATCGACTTAACGTAGGAATGGCGGAATGGATAATTGGCAAGCATGGGCAGCAGCGATATTTGGATTTATTCTCTCTCTTTTAGCTGCAAATAATAAGCGCGAGAAGGATAAAGCTGAGAAGATGCAAACTGACTTCAACCAGCATAGGTTGGAGGTAATGGAACGCATAACTAAGGTTGAGTCTGAGATAATGACTGAAAGAGAGGTTAGGGAGATTCTACATGAGTTCTTCCAACCTTTCCAGGCTTCACTAAACAAGATAGACGTCAAGACAGATGCTATCGGGAAAGATATTACAGAGCTACGAGTGGACATGGCGTCAACTCGTAAGCGCGCTGGAGATAAGTAATGAAGGTACAAATCTTTAACGGAGGCCAGGCTAGTCGCTTGGCTCCACAGTATATTGGGCAGAATGAAGCTGTTACCTATAGCAATATAGATAACAGCCTAAACACGCTCACACCTGTTAAAGATAAGCTACTTACTGATGTAGTGGTAGAAGAGTACCATAAGTTCTTTATTGCGGAACAAGAGTGGGTTAGCTCAGCTACGCCTACAGACTTCCTTGAGTATCAACAAGTCATGTACTCTACTGATGGTGTTACCAGACCGCAGAAGTACAAGAATGGAGCGTACAATAACTTAGGTATAGTTGCACCTGTTACAAAACCTTCACTAACTCAGTTAAATGCTGCTGCAGCTATAACTGATGTAGAAATAGAGAACCTGGTATCAAGCGTAGGCACTTACGGTGACCTCCCTATCTCTGACTTAGTTTACATCTTGTATAATGTTAAAGACGGCCGGTACTCTGAAGGCTATGAGATAGTCGTTAAAGCAAGCAGTATTAGTAAAGTATCAGTAACTAAGAAACAAGTACGCAGGGCTAGTACAACTGTTCTAGTTGTAGCTCAGCCTGACTCTGGCTTTGACCGCTCTATTAAGTTTTCGAACATTAAAGCGCAGTTTGCTGACTCTGCTGTACTATTTAGATACTATAAAGGTGTGTGGCGCTTAGTTAAAACTTTTGCTACTGATGCTGAGACATTCACTGATGCCGTAGAAGATGTAAGTGCTAATGACGAGCTTGACGATGACTTAGTTAGTGCCTTCGATGGTACTTACCAATATGTGTATACTTACTATAACGAAAATGACGGTACGGAGTCTGCACCAAGCCCTATATCTAGTGAACTAGAACTAGACAGTGGCACTCTACAGGTTACTTTACCCTCTACAAGTCCAGACAGCCAAGTCACGCATAAGCGCCTTTACCGCGTAGGTGGTGACACTACAGAATTTACGTTGGTGGTCCAGCTAGACAAGGATGTCACCTCATTTGAAGATACCCTGGATGCCACTGAACTAGACGGCAGATTACTTAGTTCAGACAACTACTATGAAGCACCTACAGGCTTGAGATACTTAACAGAGTCTTATGCGATGTTATTTGGCGCACTAGGTAATGAGCTCCGCTTTACACCTATAGGCGTACCTAATGCCTGGCCACCTGAGTACAGCATACAATTTGACACTACAGTAACTGGTATAGGACCGGTAGCTAATGGTGTGATAGTATTCACAACGTATAAAGCTTATTTAGTTACAGGTACAGGTCCACTTAGCTTGTCACAGCAGTCACTCAATGGTGACCAGGGTTGTATTGCACACTCATCTATCCAAGAGATAGGTCCAGCTTTAATCTGGGCATCTGCTGAAGGGCTATGTATGTCATCAGGCGATGCTGTCCGCAATATAACTAAAGATAAGCTTGGACATGTTGACTTAGACCCAGTAGACTCTGTAGTTGCTGATGAGGTGTACTATTGTCACAATGCTGATGGTTCTACTTTAGCTTTTGACTTTAGATTCACACCTATACCTAAGTATCTCGACCTTGGCATCAGTACTATATCTTATGCCAACGGTGACTTATACGGTTGGTTAGATGGCTCTATGTACAAGTTGTTTAAATCTGATGATTACTTACCGTTCACGTACCTATCTCCTCGCTTTATAGAAGGCAGTGTAACAGAGCTAAAAACGTATAAAAAGATTCACATTTATTCAAAAGGTGATATAATAATAAATATAATAATTAACGATTCTGTAGTTGCCACTCGTGCGTTATCAGGTGAAGGTGATTACCAACTACAGATAGACCAGAAGCTTCAACGGGGTAACTTCATACAGTTTGATATTCAAGGAACTGGTGAAGTATACGAGTATGAATATATAGCAGGAAGAGAACGTAGTGAGTAATGAATCGCTAGTACAGGTTCCACCTAACGTTGCAGACCCTTTGGTCTTGCAACGCTTTCTGCTACGCCTGGTCGAGAGACTTGATATAGTACTTGGCAATCGTGGCACAGGTACTGAAGAGCAGTACGTTGCTCAAAAAGAATTACTCTCTTTAACTACATCGCTAACCGAGCAACTTACTGAAGCCTCAGATGCGTTATCCATTGCTACCGAAGCACTTGAAGAAGCTCTATCCGATGCTTCAGAAACTTTAGTAGCTAGTATAGAAGAACTTGAAGCGTTAACCTCTCAGCATACCGCGCAGTTAAATGTACTTAACAACTTTTCCTGGTTCAGACCTTATGCTATGGCTTTTGAAGGTCGTAGTACTAACGGCCCTGTAACATTTAGTTTAAACTATAACATTGCTAGCGGTTCTCGCGTGGGTGTTGGTGAGTACGAATTCACACTCGATACAATTACTTATGACAGTGAAGACTTGTTAGACACGACTCAAGCTGTAACATCGCACTTGATAGCTGACTCTGTTACCTCTGAAGCTTACTATGTATCTGTCGACATAATTGACGCCTCGTTAGGCACATTCAGTGTGTCTATAAGCGCCGTAGCACAAGGAGCAGGCTCTAAGCTAGCTTATACGCCTTACGACCCGCTTAGTACTGACTTAGTTAATGTAGTTGGCTTCTACACACCATCAGGAGCTACTCCACCATGAACGTAGTTAGTTTTAAGAAAGAATTTCACGGTCCTTGCTTAACAGTAAATGACCTCATGCATCGCCGAGCTAGTATAACAGCACTAGGTAAACGCATGGAACAGTTAGATGATAGTGACAAGATTGAGTTTCCTGTCACACATCGCTTTGCTGATAACGTGTATATCCGAGAGATATTTATACCTAAAGGTAGTTGTATCATAGGTAAGATACACAAAACACAGTTTTTCAACATCTTAGTTAGCGGTACGTGTTTATTAGCTTCTACAGACGGTGTAAAGCTTATAGGTGCGCCTTATACGTCAATTAGTGAACCTGGTAGTCAGAAGTGCGCTATCGCGTTAACTGATGTGCTTTGGCAGACGGTGCACGCCACAACTGAGACTGACCCTGCTAAAATAGCAGACAGTTTAACCGTAGATAGTTATGACGACTTAGAGACAGACGTTGTGCTAGATAAACTATTAGGAGTGCAAGCATGAGTGTTGCATGGGTAGGAGCTGGCATAGCCACTGTAGGTTTAGTCAGTTCTGCTAGTTCTGCCAGTAAGGCGCGTAAATCTGCAGATAAGGCTAATGCTACGAGCATGGCTTTTGAACAACAGAAGTACGATGACTGGCAAGAGATGTACGGGCCTATACAGACTAACTTAGCTGAGTACTATAACAATCTTACTCCTGAGTACTATGAAGCAGTAGGACTTGAGAACTTTGCTATGGAACAAGAAATGGCTATGACCAGGCTAAATGAAAATTTAGCTCAACGTGGCATAGACCCAAGTTCTGGTATAGCAGCAAGTCTAACAGCGCAAACTGAACTAGATGCTGCTGAAGGCCGAGCAACTATTCGTCGCGACGCTCCTAGACAGGCTGCTGAAGATAAATCTCGATTCTTGCAAATTGGCTTAGGACAAAACCCTGGTAGCTCACTTTCTAGTGCACTAAGTAACCAGGCGTCTTCATTACAAAGTCGAGCTAATGCAGCAGAGCAATCCGCTGGTAAGGCTATCGGTAGCGCAGTGACTACAATCGGTACGGCACTAGCTGACTATACTAGTACGCCAGCTACGCCAGCAACGCCAGCTACGCCGCAGGCATCACCTGCTGAAATTAACTCTGCACTTATTGGAGCACCATAATGAACATTTATGCAGGTGAAGCTTTAGCTACTGGAGCTAGTCAAGTAGGTGACTACGTTAGAGAAAAACCAGAACGCGACTTACGTCTAAGCGAAGCTAAGAACCGCCAAGAACTCTCACAAATGAAATTACAAGAGTACCAAGCTCAGTCGCCTACGCGTCAAGCTGGTGCTGATGTCGAACTACAACAACTAAAGAATGAGCTATATAAAGCTCAGACTCAAGGTTTACAAGCTAAAACATTTGACGCATTTAGTAAGTACGACGGTGACCGTAACGTACGCCACTTGAATAACTTCTTTGTTGAAGCTAAGAAGAATCCTGTTGGTGCTAAGATGTTTGCCGACACAGTTCGCGTAGACCCTATTGAGGCGCCAGGTGGACAAAAGCTCCTTGAGCAAGCTGGAATCACTTACGATGAAGCAGTTAAAGAAGGTACAAACTTTGTTATAGCCACAAAAGCTGATGGTTCACAAGTGTTAAGCGATATGAACACAGTGTATGCCGCAACAGGTTATACTAAACACATGAGCGATGAAGCATTAGCTAGAATGACTAAGGAAGCACTTAACACCCAACGCTTACGCTCTGGGATGTCAAGCGGACGAATTTCTGATACTCAACGCTTAGCTGAGCTAGTTATGCAAGAAAGTCCTCAATTAAGTAAATCTGAAGCTTGGGAAGAAGCTACGCGTATCTTAAAGAAAGGCTCTACTAGCGCCGGCACTGAAACAGAACGCTTAGCCCAAGAGCTTATGGCAGCTGATACTACTCTTAGTTACACAGACGCTTACGAGCGTGCTGTAATGATGAAAAAAGAAGGTGGTTCGTATAAAGAGCGTCTTGCTAATAAGCGCGCAACAGATACAGCATCACCTGAGCTTGAAGCTGTACATGCTGAAGGTACACGTTCACCTGACCAGGTTAAAATTGAAGAAGTGAACACTGCTAAAGATGAGCTTGATAAGATGTTCGATGGGGACTTTGAGCAAGCGGATATGACCGACCCTAAGAACCGTAAACAGGCTGGTCGCTACATGTCTCGTATTGAGCAAGAGTTCCCTATGAACGTGGCAGACCGCAAAGTAGCTAAAGAGATTCGTCAGCTTACCTCATTAGGTGAAGTTGCAGGTGAAGAAATTACTGACGCTGAAGCAGGTCCTATTGATAGCATGATTCGTGGCGTTAAGAAGTACCTGAGTAATGATGTCTCAGGTGTTGAAGGTCCTGCAGCTTATGAAGCGTTCCGCAACACACTACGTCACGCGTTATATGGCGCCACAGTTTCCAAAGGCGAGACTAGCACCTTTACTTCTGCTATGGGTAGTCTAGGTGAGCAAAAAGGTCCTGTGTTAGTTAAGCTAAGAACGCAGCTTGAAGACCTTAAAGAACAGCTAAGTAGCGTTTATGACATGAATGACCCTTATGTAGCTAAGTACAGACTTAACATGGACCAAGATAAACTTGCAGATGTTATTCTAGCTATAGATGAGCGTATTGACATGATGGACAGTGAGAAAGTCACAGGGGA